CACCAGTAACAGTGATATTTACTGTTGCACTACCTAGGTAGGTAACATCAATAGTATCAGGTGTTGTTGCTGTGTTCAATTTAACCATAGCTACGTTTTCAGCAGGTATCAAATCAAATGCATTTGCTGCTTTTTCTAACTTTACGTATCCCATTTTTTTTAAATTTTAAAAGTTAATAAATTACGATGCCTTGAATAAGACAAAGTTGTTAGCAGCTTGAGTTACTAAGCAACGCTCAGATAGGAAATTAACCTTCATTTGGTCAACATCGCTAGTGAAAGCGCCACCAACTGATCCAGTCAACCAAGTCTTGATTCGTCGATCATCAGCTTCAGAAGCTCTGTATCGAACGTGCAAGAATGGGCGACGGATGTTAGTGCCTAACATTTGATCGTAAACAGTAGAAGTTCCAGCAGGAACCATAACTCCTTCAATATCGGTAACTAAACCTCTAGTTGAAGCATCGTTAAGGTATTTCCAGTCAGACTTATAGAAATCGTAAGAACCTCTACGGAATCCAGAGAAACCTAAGTTCAATGCCATTTCTTCACTGTTTTCAAATACTCCAAAAGAAGTACCACCTGCATAAGCTGCGTTAACAACTCCAAGCATGTTATCAAATTCTAAAGAAAGCTCACGGTTGCAGAACAACATGTTTTCTTCAATAGAACCTTCTTTGTCAAGACGCTTAAGAATTGTATCAAAATCAGTTACTCCGGTAGCTCCACTGAAGTTAGTGTAAACATTTCCTCTACCTTCAACTGCTGCAAAGAGACCTTCAGTACCTTCAATACCAGGTGAAGTTAAGTTAGCGTTTACATTCTTTTCACCTTCAACAACTGACATTTCAAGATAATCTTGAAAACGTAGTCTAGTTTCTCCTTCACCTTTCAAATACCAAAGGTATCCAGAAGTTCCACCTTCGTCAGTTACTTCAACCCAACCAATCTGAGCAGTATCAGAACCATCTACTTCGTAGTTGTCCTTAATAATGATAGGCTTGTTGTTAAACTGAGTAAAAGCAGGATAAACAGAACCCGCCATGCCGGCTGTTCCTTTATTAAATTCAGAACCGTAAACGAATAAGTTAACTGGTGCATTGCTAAATCCAGCAGCACTCATTGAAGCGGCGGTATAAGGTTGAATTGTAATAGTTTGAGCAGCAACAGCATTAACATAAGCCTTAGCTGTAATAAGTCCAGTTGCAGCATCAGCAACAACAACAGTAGCTCCAACCCTAACAACATTCACTAAGTCAGAACCTAATGTAATTGTAGAGCCACCTACTGTAGCGGCGCCAGTTAAATCAACTTCTTGATTAGCCGTTGCGCTGTCGCGATAAGCAACGTGCAAACGATTTTGCTCAGACCAAACAACTTGGTCAGAAGTCATGGGCATTTCTGCTCCTACCATACGAAGGAAGCCAGAAATTGTACGATTACCATATCTTTCCACTTCTGCTTCATAGATTTCTGGTAAATATTGCTGGCTAAAGTCGTTAGTACCATCGGTAAAGTCTAGCCAGTTTGTTGATGTCAACGTCTTTTTTTGCGTTGGCAACAAACTATAATCTGCGGGCGTTAATGCCATAATTTTGAATTTTTAGTTTTTATTTTTAATTTTTAGTTTAGAACTATCCACACCGTCTATAGCTTTAACTTTAAATCCACCTACAAAAACATTTTCGGGCGATTGCCTTCCAGGGTCGTTAGAGATATTTTTTGAAGATCTCTCAACTTGCTTTATTGCGTCAGCCTTACCTTGTTCATAAAAGTGGGTTGCAAGCGTGTCTACATTAGATGCGGCGTACAAAGCCTTATGATATTCTTTCAAATCTTTAACATCGCCTTTTTTATCGAGAAACTTTCCCAATACTTTGTTAAGATCAGATTGAGTATCAGCAACGGTAGATGGTTCTTTTAAGCCGTATCTAAATTTTTTCTCACCAACTTTGAAATCAAAACCTTTGAAATCATTGGTAAGAAGATTTTTAGTTTTAGCCTTAAAACCTTCGTTCCGTTGAAGACTTTCTTCTTTTTCTTGATTATAACGATTAAAAAAATCTGTTGCTTTTTTTTGCTCATTTGTAGCGGTAGGCCTACTTTTAATTTCTTCATAATACTTGGACTTCAAGCTATCAAGATGTTTTCGAGCTTTAGCAACTTCTTCTTTTTTCGCTAATTTCTTTTTTCTAATATGTCTTTCTTCGTCTAAATCAGAGTCGTAAGAAAAGTTTTCTTCAATTAGAAAGTTCACCTCTTCTCCGTCGAGATGAGATTTTGTATTTTTATAATACTCTTTTAATAAAGTATCTTCGTCTATTTTTGAATAGTCAGCATTTAATCTACTGTAGTCTTCTAATGTTCCACCCGTTTCGTTTATAAATTCAACTAGCTTGTCAACCCCTTCCGGCAATTCAATTTGCGGCGGAATAGGCTCAATAGCCTGTTCAACAACAGGTTCAGGGATTGTTTCTTTTTCATCCGTAATTTCTATTAATGCGGATTCAGAATCTACTACTTCATCTTCTTCGTTTTGTTCGCGTATTTCTTGCAATCCCACTTCGGCTTTTTCCCCGCCTTCTTCGCTTTTGCTGCTGCTATCTGGCACGCTATCATCTGCTGTTTGTTCTTGAACGGCATCTTCTTCTTTTTCTATTACAGGTTTTTTTGATAAATCAACTTTAATTACTTCGTCAGCCCGCTTTTCAGCAAACTTTCGAAGATCTATTTTAACATCGGACATAATAATATATAATTAATAAATAAAAATTATTTTGGATCAAATTGCTCTAAACCAAAACCACCTAAACTGTCATTCCCGGAGGATTCAAAGTTTTTAGGTAATGTATTGTTTTTTCTTTGATCAATTAACTCACTTTGTTGTGTTGCTTGAAGTTTTGTTCTTTGATCTTTTCTATTTTCTATTTCTTGTTCTTTAGTTCCTTCAGAGTTAGCCCTTACTTGAGCAAGTTGCATGTTAAAGTCAAATTCAACCTGCATAAGCTCTCTTTTTATTTGAGCTTCATTTTGCATTCTTTGTATTTCAAATTGGGACTTAGCTTGCTCAATGCTAACTTTCTCTTGCGTAAGCGCTTGCTGCTTTTGCACTTCAGCCATTGCAGCTTTTTCAGCAGCCTGGGCATTTGCCTGCGCTTGAAGCTGTATATTAGATTGCTTTTGCTGTTGCTCTTTTTGCATTTTCTTTTTGCGCTTTTGCTTAAGCAACTGATTAGCTAACTTTATGTTGTTTATTTGCCTAAGGTCTATAGCATCTTCAAGATCAATACCCCCTGTTTTTAAAGCAATTTGTATGTTTTGTTCTAACTGACCTTTTTCTTCTTCTTCAGGCTCGATTTGCAAATATATACCAAAGTCATATAAGTGCATATCGCTTATTTCTTCTAAGGTACCAACATTGTAAGAGCTTATAGAGCTTTGTAACGATGCGTTTGTTAATGCAAACTCTAAAGAATCAGAAACCCTTAACGAAATATTTTCCGCTAATTTAGATGTTAAGTATAAAGACGCTTGAAGTATATGCCTAGTGGCTACATTAGAGGCATTAGCCGCTAATTTTTGTAAACCTACAAGCATATCCTCTTTAGGTTGGCTGCCATCTCTTGCCTCATTAAGACCCGTAACGTCCCTAATCATTTGTAAATAATACTGGTAAGTATTAATCAATGAACTTATTTTAGCTTGGCCCCCTGACGATTGTAATTCTTGAATAGGCACTTTGCCTCGATTAGGATCCCCGTCTTGCGTTAAAGATCTTCCTAGTATGCTACCAGTCTGAAAGTACATGTTTAAAGCCTCAGAAGGGCTGTAAGACGTTCCATTGCCTAAATCGACTTCAGCTAATCCATCTACATCTAAAAATACTCCATCCGGAACTATTCTTGACATAACTTGCTGAAGCTTTAAGTTTGTAATATTTATCATATCCGCAAACCCAGTTACTCTGTTAACCATAGAATCTATACGCCCTTTATACATTCTAGGCGCTGAAATTGCGTAATTCATATTTACGCGAGTTGTGTCAGACTTAGGACGAGTCATATTTTCAGAAAGCTTCCATTCTAACATTTCCTGATAGCCTAAAACTTTAGCGCCTGTGTAAAGTGTTTCTATAGATCTTGAAACTTTTTTAAAGTTATCGTTTTCAGGCGGATCAAAAGTATCGTCTTTTTCTATAACTTTTTCAAGGCCATAAGGGCCTTTTTTTAATTTAAATACTTGATTAGTATAAGTTTTGTATTCAAAAAATAAAACGGCTATTGTATCATTATTATATTCTTGCCATCCCATTAAATACTGATCGGCACCTTGCTGATTTTGTATTTTTATTAATTCTTCATCACTTAAGTAAGGAAATTGCTTTTTTATTTCTGATAAATACATAAGCCTAACTTCACCCACATAATAAAGATCTTCAAAATTTGGATCTTCTGTATATGACCAAACCATTTTGGCGGGGTCACAATACTCTACAACAACTCCGTTAGATTTATTCCAACTTGTTTTAGAAGCGGCAATACCTAAAACAGCTAAATCATAGACTAGTCTGCGCCTTATAAGCTCATATTTGTTTTTATCAAATACATTAGATATTAATTCTTCGGAAGCTATTTCTATAGAAGGCTTATATTCTAATTGCATGTGAAGAGAAACCTCTTCTTTTGTTTCGGGTAAATCTATATTAGATGGTGAATTAAATAAACTTATACCTGTAGCGGCCCTAATGGATTCTATTTCATCCTTCATGGCCATATCCCTCATTAAGTTTGCTGCGTAATTAGTTCTTTTCTTTATAGATTCTGGATCTTGCGAAAATGCTTTTACTTCATAATTTTTTTCAGCTATGCCATTTACTAATATATCGACAAATTTAGAAATGACTGGGACCGGCTTCCAATCTAAATTTAAATAGGATAAATCTCCGTTAATAGATAGTTCGTCTTTATATTTTTGTATTGATTGTTCCCCCCTAGCATATAGCCTAAGGTTGTGAAAACTAGCCCAATTAGAAAAAAAGCGATTACCATTTGACCTACTGCTTCCAAACCATTCACCTTCTATAGCTCTACCTACCTGATAACCATAATCTAAAGTGCTTTTTTCTGCGTCACTAACTACTTGGCTAGGAAACGAGCTATTGGGATTAGTATTTATTTTATTCATTGTTTTATTTTAATCAACTATCCTAGATATTGTACCTGAATTATCATATCTTTTAAATCCTAAACTAATATTTTTTCTTACAACTTTGTTAGCCGGCGCGTACATGTTTTTATTACATGCCATTATGGCTAACCCAGAACTTATAGCGGCGTCAAACTTAGTTCTATTGTTTATGTCAAATCTAGACCATTCGTTTAATGTTTTGTCAAAGTAAAGATCACCATATTCACCTTCGCCTACTAAACCTACACATTCATTTATATAAGATTCTATAGCTGCTGCATGCGCCTGTTTTATATCCTCACTTGAATTAGGTATACCACCTATTTCTTTTTCTGTTACCGACAACTTATTATATATTTTATCAGGTCTATTCATAGAAAATCCTCTATAGCCTCTTCTTTTTATGTAATATAGCAATCTAGGTTTATTATTTTCCGCTAAAATAGGCATTCCATAAAATACAATGGCCATTAACATATCTTCAAAAAATATTTCAGCTGTTTGAGGTCTAGCTATATACTCTAAAAAAAAGTGTTCAGGCGGTGCGTCTTCCATCGAAAACTTAGTTTTTCCGTGCAAAGAACCCTTAGACCCTTTGCCGTCTACTGTGCCTGATATATCATATGGATCACACCCAAAGGCTCCCATGTGCTCATTGCCGGGATATTTAGTACCATTTTTAGCAATATGTCTGTTTTGCAATTCAACTGGCGGCACCCATGATATTAAAAATCGGCCATCTTTGTTTGGTATAAAAATAACTTTAGTATCTTGTATACCGTTTTCCCATTGAAAAGATCCTTTTGTTAATACTTGCGTATTTCTTAAGTCTTGGTTATAATCAATTTGCTCATATATTTTTTGCAAATTAAATATAGATTTTTTAGCCTCATCTCTAAAAGCATGCTCTTCTGTTCTTGGAAACTGCCTGTAAAATTCGTTTAAAGCATCTTGATCTTCTTTTAATCCTGCTGCTTCATTGTTCCAATACTCTATTATACCTATTTTTATTTTTTCGCCATGAAAACCAATTACTGTGTTCTCAGGCGTTTCAAAGACAGGGTATCCGTATTTATCCATAAAGCCTTCGTAATTCCATTCCATTGGAATAAACAAACTGTATAGCCCAGATTTAGTTTGCCCGTTTTTATCTCTTTTTGTTACGTCAGAATCGTTATATAATCTTTTAAAGTTTTCTCCTCCTTTATCTAAAGAATTTGACGTGCTACCCATCATACATTTACCAACTACTCTGCCACCTAACCTTAGTGTAGTTTTTGTTACACGCCAGTTATTTAAAATATTTTCAGGTCTTTCCCATTTACCAGACTCATCATGTACTAATAGCGTAAGTTTTTCACCGTCATACGCGTTGTCTGTAGTGTTTTTCCAATCTATAGTTGTATCAAGACCTTGAAGTTCTTCTTGTTCATCTTTAGACTCTATTTTTTTTCTTGTCAACCTTGAAGCAGGTACTCTAAAAGCTAATTCTGTTTTAGGCCTATCCATGCCATCTTGTATTGGCTTAAAGAAAAACGGATAATTTATAGTTATAGGCACTACTTTATCAGTAAACAGTTTTTTAGCATCTGGCCCAGTTTTAGAAAGTATACCAAATCTTTTATCACTTGAAATGGTAGCTAAGTTAACTGTTTCATTGGCTGCCATAAAAGAAAAACCAGATCTTCTGTTTTTTAAGTAACACATACCGTAGCACCTGTCATCAGCTTTACAGGCCTCCCAAAATATAAAAAACAATCTATTTGACTCTCTAAACTCTGCTTCTCCAACGTCTATTTTAGTCCATTGCAGATACATATAGTGGCTACCCGTTAAATAGGTATCTAAACCATTGTTTTTAAACCAAAAGCCGTTGTCTCTATATTCAAACTCTTCGTCAATATAGCTATGATATTTTTGTTTAAATTCTTCAGGGTAATCTCTCCAATCAAATATAGTTTTTATTCTGTCTATGTCCTTAGGCTTATTTAGTCTTTCCCAGTGTTGATCTACTTTTTTATTAGATCTTTGATATACAAAATCTGCTTTAGGCAAACCTATTTTTAAGTTTTGTATCTCATATATTTCACCTATTTCGCCAGTTTTGCTTATAACAACTATATCGTGTTCTTCGTTATAGCCGTACTCCCACTTCTTATACTTATTAAACCTATCAAGTTTTTGCTTCTTAATGGGCTCTACTATTTTATATAATGTTTGCTCGTACATTACTTTTTAGATCTTCTTTCTGCAAAACCTTTAAAAGACTGCTCTTCTTTAACTTCTTCTTTAGGCCTATCTTGTAAAGCTAAGTCTTCTTCTTCAATGCGCTTAAGTATTTCAAAGGCATCAAATATTGCTAGCTTTTTTGTAGCTGCTGCATTTTTTAGCCTATCAGCTGATATATCTTCTCCGTTGTCCACTATAGCTTCTTCAGCTACCTTAATAAGTTCGTTCACAGCTTTGCGCCCAGCCTGGATTATATTCTTTTTCGTTTCTTTGTTTTCCATAACTAAGAACTATATTATTTGATTTCATACAATAAAGCAGCATGTTATTAAAAACAAACTCAAATTCTGAGTCTGGAGTAAAACAAACCACTGATCCTTCTTCTAGGTTTAACTTTTCGCTAGTATATCTAAGTATGCCGTGAAGTTTTTTTTCGTTATAATTTTCTAAATAACTACCAGCTTCAACCGGTTGTACAAAGCAATAACCGTGAAGCGACTGCCATTGTTCGTCATTAGATTTACAAGCATATATTTGATCTTGTGTAACAGCGTACATGCCATCAAACATGTAACTTTTACCATCTTTTTCTTTACCTCTTATATCGTAAAACCTTCTAAAAACATTATGATGAACTATAACTTTATCGCCAACCTGTATATTTGTTTCAACACACTTAGGTAGTGCTAGTATTATAGCTTCTCTATTAACATTTTGAAAAGATTCTATTTTGGTATTAGTTACAAAATCAACCCCTCCTATTTTTTTAGAGTTATTATATCTGTTGTCGCCAACTGGCTTTATTATGAAGTCGTTTAAACTTTGCATTAATAATTTAAATCGTATTCTACTGATATAGACATATTCTTGTTAAATTTTTTCCAAGGCAATACTTCATCATTTTTTTTTATAAATATAACATAAGAATTTTCTTCTTCATCAAAAATTATGTTACATATTTCATGACCCCCATAAACCTGTTGGCCTGCGGAGTAATGCATTGCCTCGTTTTTATAATCAGAACCTATGCTTATTTTTCTTATTATACTATTAATCTTCATTTTGTATAACGGTATAAGAACCATCTACTAAGTTAATACTAATAGACCCATACTTATCTTCTAGCTTTTTCCTAGTATTATTAGAGTCCTCAAGTACACCTGAGTACGAATCTACTAATTTATTTTTTTGTAGCTCTAAACCTGCAATTTGCTTAGAGATAGTATCCACTTTTGTTGCTTGATCTAGTATTACCTCAAGCTCTTCTTTTTCTATTTTCATTTAATTTAATTTAATTTTATGTATGTGGAGCCAAATAAGTTCCTGTAAAGTTAGTAAGTGTCATGTCTGAACTTCCAACAGAGCCACTTTGCGCTATAGTTGTTGCGCCATTTGCTTCGTTAAATTTGTACCAGTAAAGCGGCTGGCTACCAAATATATTTGTTACGTTCCCTCCCCTGCCACTGTTGTATATTGCTTTAGCCTCCGCAAGTGTACCAACCCTTTCATCAAAGACTATATCGTCCATGCCTATTTCAGAGTGAAAGTTTGTACCAACAACTCTGTAAAAAAAAGAGCCAAAGTCATCAACACCATCAAATGTAGCACCAGCACTTGACGCGGTTTGCAACACACCATCATAGACTAAGTGTGTCACAATATCAGCGGTGTCTTGAACTTTCTTCAGTACCGCTTTTGCTTCTTTTCCGTCTACGGTAAAAGTAATTTCATCCCCAACTCTATATCCAGAGCCAGGTGTTGTTACTGCAAGCCTTGCCATTGCGCCAGGTGAGGCATTAGTGATGGTAGCTTTTACCTGCATCCCTGTTCCGCCAGGCGGATAAACTGTTGTTGCAACGGTATAACTACCAGGCGTAGCACCAGATATGTTTTGTGTTATGTCCTCGGTTAATGACTGCGCATTATAGAAAAAATAAAAGTGATGCCAGTCGAAATCTAGTATATTTATATTAAACTCAACATTTCCGTTACCATTGCCTGCGTCAGATGCAAGCCTGATGAATGGGGTAGTGTTTCTGTGAAATATAAATGTGGCTGAATTGGTATTGCTTGATAGAACCATGTTAGTGCGATTAGTAGCAGCACCAGTTGGCCTTTTGGCCCAATAAGAAATAACTATATTAGACTGATTGTTTGTTCCGTCCCAGGCAGTTCCTCCTGTTCCAAACTCTGTTGTGTTACCAACCGACGGCTGGATGTAATTGCCAAAGTTATATAATGATATTGCTTGGCTTGCTATTGTAGCGGAACCAATAATATTACTTACAGTTATGCTGTAATCCCCAGCTGTTTCTACGTTAACTATTGCGGTTATTTGTGTTATGCTATTTATAACATAACTATCTACAACAGCAGTACCAGAGGCCGTCAAACTTGTAATAGAATAAAAATTTGTACCAGTTAGTACAACCTGAGCTGGTGATGTAGTGTTAACTGAGCCACTAGTGATTGTTGGTACTAGTAATGCGTGTGGTGACCAGTCACCGTTTGTTGGAAATAAAAGCGTTGCGTTATTACCGTTTCCGCTTGAATCAACCACTGTAGTACCACTTGATTCGTCAAACCTGTAAAAAACGGTGGGGCTTGTTATTATCTCACTACTTAATACACCTTTTCCACCATTATACAATGAGTTTACTTTTGTCTGCGTTAGTGTGCCGTCTACGTCTATAATCAGTTCGTCCATGGTAAACAAACCGTAAGACGTGTTGCTCCTACCTATTAGGCTTATGTTTATGGCTTGTGCGTCATAATCTTCAGTTGACCCCGTTGATTTAACAGAGTTAATCCATAGCTCGTTAACACCACCATTTAGTGATATAGCCACATGATTCCAACCTGTAGCATTAGCTGATATAGTCCATGTTGTACTAGTGCCAGAAGCAGTCTGAAATGTAGCTGATGTGTTTGAGTCAAACCTAAAAAACATGTTAGCGTCCCCCACATGCCCAAATACATACTCATTAGAAACACTCCCGTCAAAATGAATCCAACAGCTTAATGCAAATCCGCTCGTGGCCGCTGGCTTATTTATGGTGGATGACGTTTGTACAAAACTTCTGTCACCATCACTGTACAGAGAATTAACAAACTCAAAAGGCACCCCAGTTCCGTTAGGCCCTATTATACATAAATCTAAACCTAATCCTAAAGACATATTATTTTAAAGATATAATATCACTAGCTGTTGTGCCAGTTGATAAAACAAAGTCTACAGTTACTGGCAAAAAACTTCCGTCTGGTACGTTTGCAAAAATAATTGCATCTCCAACCTCTCTTTTACCTGTCATTAAAACCTTAACAGACCCACCTGTACCTACATACAAAACAGAACTATTTAGGTTAGTTGCTTGTGATATAGTGTCTGATGCCGCTAACGTAGCTGCTTGTGTACCAAAATCTGGTTGATTTAAGTATTGTCCCATTTTATATGTTATATTTTGTTTCTCCGTGTTTTGTATTTGAGTCAGCGTAGGCTTCTTTTTCCCATTCGGTATTTTTGCCTTCCCTAACCATTCTTAAATTCTTATTAAACTTTTTGCCTTTCCAATAAATATTGCCATCATCATAAGTTAGATCTCCTCTGCGTATTTGATTTACATGAACTTCTTCGTGTTCATATACTTCTTCTACGAACTTTGGATCTAGCTTTGAGTTTATAGTCATAGTACCTGATTTGTTTGTTTCACCAAGTATACCAGGACCAAGATCTTTAAATAAAACAGATGGGCCTTCTAAATTATAAGGTGCACTATTTAATTTAAAAGCCATTTAGTCTTTTTCTTTTTTTTGACCCATTCTATTAATAAGCGCTGGAATAGCAGCTTTAATAGCCATAATCGCAAGCGGCGCAAGCTTAGGTCCACCTTTACCATACATTGCGGGTTTTTTACTACCATACATTGCGGGCTTTTTACTACCATACATTGCAGGTTTTTTACTACCATACATTTTAGCTGAAGCTTTATCATCGATAGGCATATCGGCTAAATCTGCACTCATTTTAATAGGACTAGAAAACTTTGACATAAAAGTGCCCCCGCTTTTCATCATAATACCCGCCCGAGAATCGATAGGCATATCTTCCAGTAAGTTTTTTCTTTCTTGCTTTTTAGACTCTTTCATTTTATTTAGTTTTTGTCATATGCTTATGAATAGGGTGTTTTCCCTTTTTTTCTTGGTCAAACCTATGCAGCTGGCCTTTAGCATTATAAATTAATTCACGGTCATGAATCATTGTTTCTTTAGCGCCTTTGTCGCCTTTTCTATATTTTTTGTCAGCTCTGTGAAGTTGACCTTTTGCATCATAGATTAGCTCTCTATCATGCATCATGTGCTTGTCGTACTTATTCATACTTTTTTTTATTTATTAATATTTACCCCTAACGCCTTTAGGTGATGACTTGGTAGATTTGCCTTTGCCACCCCATAGTTTTTTGCACGACCAGTATCTGGCCGTTAACTTATCATTTGCAGTATTACATTTATGCCTAGCCTTAAAGCTTTTGCGGGCGGCCGCGCTATAATTATGTCCATAACCACTTGCTCCAAAATGAATTAGTTTTTCTTTGCCATTTGCACAGCCTTTAACCATCATTTTTTTACCGGCCTTAGTCGATTTTTTAGGCTTATTGCAAGCCATTTTAGATTTGTCTACCCTAGTGGCCATATTGTTTTCTTTATAAATTTCCAACCTATAGATAATGCCCCTACTAGTAAAAGTATTAAAAATAAGTATATAAGCATTTTTTTTAAGTTTTTTGATAGTTGTTCTATAATACCTTGCTTTCTAACAACTATTCTTTCAACAGGTATATTAATCGTTTGTATAATCGTATCGCTCTTGCATTCGCCTTCGATATATGTAGTATCACCAACTCTAATATATTTAATTCGAAGTTTATCTTTATAAATATAAGTCGTATCTGAAGCTGTATCAATAAAAGACGTATCATACTTTATCTCCGGTATAAATAGGTTTAATGTGTCTGTTATGGTATCTTGCTTTAAAAGCTCTGGATATTTAATAGTAAGCTTTTCTATTTTTCTTTCTGCTCTACGCTGCTTGTTTTCTAGTCTTTCCTCTAAGGAACAAGAATTAAAAGCAAACAGTATTAAGCATAAATAGAATAAACTGTTCTTCCTTTTGCTTTGCTGCATTTTAATATTTGTTTTCTGTTTCCGCTTTTTTTATATGATACGTGTACCCAGTCAGGATTTTTTTCATTACCATATTCCCATATCATTTGATCAAAGTCTAAGTGATTTTTTACAAACTCAAACATATCTGCGTTTGACATGCTCCCATAGGTATCATCAATATCCATGGCCGCCCCATTATTTGCACAGTGTTGTGAAGACGATGCACCACCAATAGCTTTATTAAGTTGCGGGCTTCTAAACACGCTATTTATAGCTATAGGACCTCCTACGTGACTTCTAAGGGGTTCAAACACATGATCGCATAGTAACTTAATGTTTTCCATTTGCTCGCCACTAGGGATGTTCTCTATGCCTTTCCTTACCGCTGTATTGCTTTTAGTAGCTTCTATGTAAGATACGTGTTCGCTTATCTTCATTTTTTACTTTTAATAGTTACCCATTTATGAAGTGTATAACCTATGGTTACAAATAGTAATATTAACTTTAAAGACATTTCTAGATTACTAAAAGATATGCCAAGTGTTGTTATATTAATCAACACGATTTTCATTTCGTTATACATTAACTTAATTAAAGGCATTACTATTCCTCTTCTTTATTTTTTTTGCCAAAAATCTGACCGGCCTCTGCAATACCAAAAGCGCCAAGGGTTACTATAACAAATGAGTTAAATATAACGTCACTGTGTACTAATGTATTACCGTATATACCAGTAACAATATCAACCGCAGCAAATATTGTCATCAC